TTGTTGAGTTGGAAATACAACACATACTCAACAAAAACAAAGATGACCTTTAAGGAGCTTTAATGTCCGAAATGACTGCGCTGGAGAAAAAATGGGCCGAAGAAGCCGAGGCTCATGTACCTGTTTTGGACGATGCTTATGACAAAGAGGGTAGCCTTGATGTCAAAAAGATCGAACAAAGCGTCATGGATAGAATGCCAGCCCCCACGGGGTGGCGCATTTTAATCCTGCCCTACCGAGGGGCTGAAAAATCCAAAGGTGGTATCGTAATCGCAGAACAAACCCGCTCGCGTGAGCAAGTGGCAACGGTTTGCGGCTATGTGCTGTCTGTGGGTCCACTTGCCTATGCGGATGATGGAAAATTTCCCACCGGTCCGTGGTGCAAGAAAGGTGATTGGATTGTCTTTGGCCGTTATGCTGGCGCTCGTTTGCCAATTGACGGTGGGGAAATCCGAATCATTAATGACGACGAGGTACTGGCAACCATCCAGAGCCCAGAAGACATTCTTCACATGTGAGGTAAATCATGTCCACTGCACTAGATAATGACCAATTAGAGTTTGATTTAGGGGAAGGGGAAAAAGCCACTACGGTTGCCCTGGAAGCCCCTGAAGAAACCAAAGAAGCCCCGGTTTTAGAAGAAACCAAGCCGGAAGTAAAAGTTGAACAAGAAGACCACGCCGATGAGCTGAATACCGTTAATGAAACGGTACAAAAGCGAATTGCAAAGCTGACCGCAAAAATGCGGGAAGCCGAGCGCCGTGAACAGGCGGCCTTGGAATATGCTCGTGGAGTTCAAAATCAAGCAAATGATCTTCAGCAGCGCTTGGTAAATACTGATTACCACCGACTGAATGAGGCTAAAGCTCGACTAGAGACTCAACAGACTCAACTTCGTCAGATTATTCAAAAAGCCCGTGAAGAAGGCGATATTACGACAGAGATTGAGGCCCAAGAGCGTTTAAGCGGCTTATTGCAGGAAAAAGGGCAAGTTTCTCAATGGCTGCAGCAGCAAGATAATGCCCGGAAACAACCGGTGCAACAAGTCGTTGCGCCACAGCAGCCTCGCCCTCAGGCCCCGCCTAAGCCTGATCCACGGGCAGAGGACTGGGCTTCACGAAATGAATGGTTTGGTCAAAATAGGGCCATGACTTACGCTGCATGGGGAATCCATCAGGATTTAATTGAAAGCGAAGGTATTGACCCAAATTCTGATGAATACTATACTGAACTAGATCGAAGAATTAGGGACCAGTTCCCTAAAAACTTTGCGGGTGATAATATATCGCCTCAAAATACCAGACAACAGCGTTCCGCGCCTGCTGTTGCACCTGCTTCCCGGAGTTCCGGAATTAATAGTGCGCGCCGAACTGTCCGGCTATCACCGAGTCAGGTTGCTATTGCTAAAAAGCTGGGTGTACCTCTCGAAGAGTATGCCAAATATGTTAAGGAGTAAGTCATGAGCGAAAAAGTTACTATCGACCGAGCCAGCCGTTCCGCCGAAAGCCGGGACAAAGAAGCCCGTCGCAAGCCGTGGCGTCCGCCTTCACGTTTGGATGCACCTCCTGCCCCTGAAGGATTCAAATATCGTTGGATTCGTGCAGAAGTCAACGGTAATTTGGACAATCAGAACGTGTACAGCAAATTGCGTGAGGGATACGAACTTGTTCGTCCCGAAAACATCCCAGAAGAATATCGTGGGCTTCTGCCTACGATGGACGATGGCAAACATGCCGGAGTTGTTTCTGTGGGTGGCCTTTTGCTGGCAAAGATTCCGCTTGAAACTGTGGAAGAGCGTAATACCTACTTCCGCCAAAAGGCACAGGAACAGCTACAGGCAGTGGACAACGAGATGATGCGTGAAAACGCTCACTCTTCAATGCGACTTCAAGCTCCCGAGCGAAGCTCGCGCACTACATTCCGTCAACCGTAAGGTTGATATCCTCTATCCTTTAGGAGATTCAAATGGCAAACGTAAATAAGCCTTTTGGTCTGCGTCCGTCAGGTAATCTTTCTGCTACCGGTGCTCAAAAGCAATACGGTTATCAGATTGCTGACAACCAGGCTGGGGCAATTTTCCAGGGCGACCTGGTTGTCGTCTATGACGGCTACATCATTAAGTATGACGCATCCACCCACGCTGCCCCAACTGGCGTGTTCAATGGCTGCCAGTACAACGATCCTACTCGTGCTAACAAGCCGACTTGGAAAAACTACTACCCTGGCTCAATTAATATTGAAATCGGTCAGATTGACTGCGAAGTGCTTGATGACCCCAGCCAGACATTCTTGGTGCAGGCCGATGGCAATGTCACGCAAGCCAACCTTGGTAAAAATGCTGATCCCACCGCTTCCACTACTGGTAGCACGGTGAACGGTATTTCTGCCGGTTCGTTGTCTTCTGCGTCGATTGCCAAAACTGCGGCATTGACTTTCAAAATCCTTGGCCTCTACCAAGCGCCCGGTAATGATCTGGGCAATTACGCAGTGGTCGTTGTCAAACTTAATCAACATCAATACGGAAGTGTTGGCGTTGCTTCTGATGGAGCATAATCATGGCAATTACCCGTTCACAACTCGTTAAAGAACTGGAGCCAGGGCTAAACGCGCTGTTTGGTCTGGAATATAAGCGTTACGAAAACGAACATGAAGAAATCTTCTCTGTGGAGACTTCTGACCGTGCGTTTGAAGAAGAGGTCATGCTGACCGGCTTCAGTACCGCTCCAGTGAAAACTGAAGGTGCTGGCGTAACATACGACAACGCTGTCGAATCGTTTACCGCCCGCTATACGCACGAAACCATTGCAATGGCCTTCGCGTTGACCGAAGAGGCCGTAGAGGACAACCTCTATGACCGTCTGTCTGCTCGTTATACCAAGGCTCTGGCTCGTTCTATGGCAAACACCAAGCAGGTCAAGGGTGCTTCCGTGCTGAACAACGCCTTTACTGGCGGTCAGTATGCTGGTGGCGACGGTGTTGCTCTGTGCTCTACCGCTCACCCGACCGCTATGGGTCCTGACTTCGCTAACCGCCCCGCTGTTGGTGCTGACTTGAACGAGACTTCCCTCGAACAAGGCATTATCGATATCGCAGCGTTTATCGATGAGCGTGGCCTGAAGGTTGCCTTGACCGCACGCAAAATGGTTGTTCCTAAAGAACTGCAGTTCACTGCAGAGCGTCTGATGAAGAGCACCCTGCGTACTGCAACGGCTGACAACGACATCAATGCAATCAAGTCCATGGGCCTGATTCCTGAAGGTTACGCCGTCAACCACTACCTGACCGACACCGACGCTTGGTTCCTGATTACCGATGCACCTAACGGTATGAAGATGTTCCAGCGTTCACCGATCAAAACCGCTTTTGAAGGCGATTTTGATACCGGTAACGTGCGGTACAAGGCCCGTGAGCGTTACAGCTTTGGCTGGAGCGATCCTCGCGGTATCTATGGTTCTCCTGGCGCTTAATTGCGGTAAGAAAAAC